CACACAAGAGGAGATGTTACACATGCACTACCTGCTACCCATGGAGAACATACTTTGGTTGTACCACAGACTATAGGAGACTCAACGCAAGTTGTACCGTTAACTATAGGAGAAACAACTGACGTACTTGCACTTAATGTACCAGATACTGTAAGTTCTTCATTAGGGACCGTTGTGCCGATGCCAACTAATCCACTATTAATTGTTAACCTATCAGACAATGTACCAGCGGCCATTGTCTTAAATGTCAATCTACCATCTTCTGTACCGTCTGTAACATCGGTTATTTGACCGAGTATATGAGCATAATTAGTCGCCTCTGATGCACTGTTAGTTCCTGTAAAAAAGATATTACCAATTTCATCATTATCATCTGGATCAGAACTATCACGCCATAACTTTAAATCCGGGGAAGCACTAGCACCATCATCAGTCGATCGGATAACAAAATTGTTTTCAGTAGCTGTTGTAGTTGCTGTTACTGCTTGATTGAGAAGAGTACAAGTACCATTGACTGTTAAGTTACCTGCAATCGTTACATCATCTGGTAAGCCAATTGTAACAGTTTGATTAGATGCACTAGTTTCAATCTCGTTCGAGGTACCTGCTATTGTAAGTCCTTGTGTTAATAAAGATACATCACCTGTACCAGCATCACCTGTAGTACTAAGAGTAGTTGCAACTGTTGATGTACTAGCACTCGAAATTCGTCCATCTTCTAAAATTGTAAGTACAGGAATGGCTGTAGTAGATCCATAACTAGTTGCTGTAACACCAGTAGCAGATAATCCAAGCCCTGTTATAGTATTACCTTCAGCTGCTGCTAAACTTGTACCTGTTAATGTCTGAGTTGTTGTATTTAAAGCTAACGACTGAACATAATTACCTGTAGTATCTGTACCTAAGGCGACACTGTTAGCCTGAATAGTTGCAGTGATGTTCTTCTCACCTGTAAGGTTATCTAATGATACATAACCACCAACATCTCCTGATAAGGATACTGCAGCAGTCGTCGTAATAGCGCGACCGTCACCACTAAGAGCCGCTGAACTTAAACTAGTTGTAAATAAACCAGTACCGGCGCAAATGTTTCCAGTACCGCTAGATCCAATGACTAGACCATTTTTTACTCTAAAATCCTTACTAACAGGCATGTAATTATTTAATAATTAGTACACAGATAAATCACCATAATCAAGAATTTCCCATGCATGGCTTGTAGCAAGTAGGTCTTGTACAAATTTATCTGTCATAGGTAAGTTATAATCTAACTCATATACTTGTACTGATGACTCAGCCTCCATCTCACAATCACCCATACCTATACCTATAAAATTTTTAACCATCTTATTATGAGATGGATAAGTTAAAACCAAATTCTGACCGTTTTTTAAATGACCCTTTAAGATAACTACGTCTCTATTACTCATTTTCATTAATTGAGTAACCACTACATTTTGTGGAAATGCATGAATGGCTTCAACACTATGATACTTACTTAAATTTTCATACCAAAACTCTTCTGGTGTCTCAGCCATCATATACGCATTTCTATTTGCTTGCAGTGACCCACCACAACTTCAGGATGGACATGTACAGTAATATTTAATTTACTAAGTTTAAGACATAACGTTACATCCTCCATAGAAAAATCTTTACAGTCTTTAATCTGTAGATAAGTTGGTTCAAACCACGGATAGCTTATTTGTTCGAACACTCCTTTTTTAATTAATAAAAAACCAAAACCAACATACTCAACTTTAAATGGTAGTAACCGTGTACTAATATCCGCTTTGTGTAAGAACTCAAAAGAACCATTCGACTGAAAATATTCCTCATCCCAAAACTCAACAGCAGCAAAATGTGTATTGTCCGACATAAGATACAATCCGGAGATTACATCTTTATCTTCTTTATACAACTTGTCGAAATCAGCTGTCGTGAATACTATATCATCATCTAACCATAAAATATAATCATACTCAAGACCACCGAATACTTTTTGATTCTCTCCATCTTCTGGTTTACCTAACAGGCATTTGTTTCTCACTTCATAAATGTTACGAGAGTATGTATTGCAAAACTTTACCTTAAATCCTTTATTACCTAAGTGTTTAATTAAATGAGTTAGAGAGACAATAAACTTACCGGAGAAAACATTACCTGGAGAGCATATAACTATTGTCTTATTCATATTGTCTTTACGAAGCTAAAATCTCCTTCGCGAAGATCTATTGACTTGTCTATTGTTAGATCTATGTCTTGTTCTTTTATACGATTGCATATGTCAATATCGATAAACCGTTGTTCAATCTCTGTTGTACAAATATGAGGACGAAACCACGGATACTCTATTTTTTCAAATACACCTTTTTGGATGAAAACAAGATCAAAGTCTAAATAGTCTGCAATAATATAATCATCAGTTTGTGATAATGTTTTATATCTACCATCAAGCCGTCCAGATAAAAATTTATAATCTTTAAACTTATTATACAATTTAACAAATAGCGTAGGTGTAAATGATATCTTGTTACTTAGAAAGACTAATGTATCATATTTTATCTTTTTTTGAAAAGGTACTTGAGTTGGACCTGCTAATACATTACCACCTAGACACATTTGCTTTGCATAAAACGCATTACAACTAGAATGATGTGATACATAATAACTAATACCAGTTTGATTTAAATATGTAGTTAGATTGACCCAGGACTTTAAAAATTGTCCACTATATTCTGAGTCAAATAGATTAAAAACGATAGTCATCCTATAGGATTATTTACAGGATTATTTTAAGAAACCACTAATTCTTCTTGAACTTACTATCTGTATCAATAGCAAAATTAGCTCTACTAAACTCTAATCGATCAACAAACTTAACAGCATTACCAGTAGCATCTATAGCTACGTAACCTTCAGGCTCTGTTACTACTAAGTCACCATTTGGTTCAAACAAATAATGTTTCATACTAACTCCTTGCATCATATTATTATACTTTTGTATAAAAATATCTTTCGCTTGTTTAACTGTTTTTTGAAATTCAAATATATTTAAAATATCTTCTCTAGCAGTATCTACTAAGGACAATAATCTATCTTTTGCTGCAGACGCTCTCGCTATACCAGCATCACTCTTAAGGGTACTTATTTGTTTGTCAATTCTACCTGTAAACCATTCAACAAACTTTTGAAAGGATACAGCGCTATCACCTAAGAACTCTCCTCCACGAATTTCAGTATTAATATATGTATTAATATTAGATAACATCTTCTCACTAGCAGCATCAAAGTCTATATTACTAAGAGCCTGATTAGCGCTATTAATATATGATGTAACTAAATTAGTCTCTTCATCTGTTAAAGTAACATAACCAGCATCACTCTCAAAGTAAGCATCTTTAACATAAACATCTGGACCTGGATTAATATTTGTAACATCAACTCCAAACTTCTTAGTAGTAAATCTAGGAACACCTTGCTCATCTAAATTAACATCATACTCAGTATGAAAAACAACACCAACTTTTGCTTTAACTATCTTTTGGCCTTCTTCACTATTAGCTGGAACTGCATACACAATTGTATTAGGTTTAAAGATGACATGCTCTTCTCCGTCAATTGTATTCAGCTCTTTAATCTCATCATCAAATAAAAAGTCTCCTTGATAAGTGGAATTAAAATTAACTCCTTTAAAGTGAACGAATGTTTGAATTAGTTTATCTACTAAACCTGGAGCATGAGAATGATTTTGTTTAATATCATTAATAGAGTAATTCATCTTAGGCACTTTAGCAAATACAGATTTACTACCTACAAAGAAATTACCATTAGGATCAACTCCAACTATTACAGCCGGCGCGCCATCATACTTAACTGTCGTATTAACTGCTTTAGGAGTATCACTGTCTAATACCTCAGTCAATGCTTGTAGGTATTGTATTGCCCGAGTCGCACCTTCTTTACCATTAGTGAGAATAAGCTCCTCTAGATGAGTCAAATGTTTATTCGGACCAGCTGATTCATATAATGGAAAATAATCTTTATACTCTAACATTCTTTTTGTCTGAAAACG